GCGGGCCGGCCCCATGGGACACAGGAGAACACGCCTCCCATGCCCGAGAACGAGATTATCCGACGTCGCAGCAGGCTGCTGCTGGACGTCACCACGGCGGCCAGCGAAGTCTCGCGGCTGGTCCACGAAGCCCACGACCTGAACCTGCCCGTCGAGCCAGGGGTCCGCCAGGGCCGTGACAGCTTGGTCCGCTGGGCGGTCCTGCTCGAAGAGGTCATTCCCTAGGCCAGCCACCAACCACCACCGCCAGCTAACAAGGCCCCGGGCAACCCTCGGGGCCTTGTGTACGGGCCAGCTAGAAAACGACCTGACAATGCAAGACGAACTCGTCGCGGTCATGCTCTCGCATATCCGTTAGGCGCTTCCATTGCGTGAAGGTGTCGTCGCATGCCGCTGTAGTCTGGTCAAACGAGAGGCTGTGCTTGGTTCGTCGTTGTAGCTCCTGACCCGCATAGGTGGCGACCCGCTTCACGGTGCCGAGCAAGCGGCCGCTCTTGGTCTCGTGGACGATGCGGTCGTCGGCGTACAGCCACTCGGCCACCCCGCCATGCCAGGAACAGGCACCGCTCCCCGTGGCATCGCTGTGCCAGCCGTCCCGGCAACGGGCGCCGGTGCGGTAGTGGCGGGAATAGTCGCTCGGGGCCACGGTCCGCACGGTCCGGCTCGGCGCAGTCGTCGACGATGCGGTTGTCCAGGTCGACGATGCAACCGTCGTCACCGTGGTCGGTGCCGCAGCCGCGACTGTGCTGGTAGTCGACGACGGGGGGTCGTCCCAGAAGACAAAGTCAACAACCCACAACACAAGGCCGAATAACAGCAGAGCGGCGTAGCCGAAGATGAGCACCCCGGCGAAGCACGAGCCGACCCACTCACCGGCACGCCGCACGGTCCCCCCCCATGGTCGCGTAGCCGGCCGGACCCTAGCCGATACGGACAGTAGTAACAAGCATCCCTAGATAGGATCGGCCGGCTTGGGTCTCAGATGTAGATGCTGTGCCGGGGAACCCCGGCCAGGGCGGCCGCCCGATCATGCGCCATGAGAGGATGGACCGTATGGACTACCAGCAGGCAGCCGACGAAGCCCGCCAGCTGGTGCAACGCTCCGAACAGGACTGGTGGCGGCTCGCCGAGCTCACCTGGCATCAGGTGAACGCCGGCAGGAGCAGGACCCGGTGGGCCAACGACCTTGGCGTCGCGCAGCTGACGGTGAACCGCTGGTTCCAGCTCTGGTCGCGGTTCGGGTCGATCCCGGACGCCGAGCGTCCCAGCTACACCGAGGCGTGGCGGACGGTGGTCCGCGGCGGCAGGTCGGGTACTCCATGATCTGCCACAACGGGAAAGCGGCCCGGCCGACCGCGTGACTAGTCGAACCGGGGCCGCGCTAGAGGTAGATGCCGACCCGGCTGGTGCCGGCCAGGGCGGCGGCCCGGTCGTGGGCCATGACGGCGGCGACGGCGGCGTCGATCCGCCGGGGTGAGTCTTTCCGCTCCTTGGCGAGACGGGCGCCGCGGGCGTCCTCCCGCAAGATGGCGTTGGCGACGTGGCGGGCGAGGCGGCTGTCTCCCGAGTGGGTGAGTTGCCCGTTGACGACGGCCTCGTAGAAGCGGGCGGTTGCCGGCGTCATCCTGCCCGGCGACTGCGGGTACTCCAGGATCGGGAGGCCCTCGCCGTCCAGCAGCTGGAGGGAGCGGGCCCAGCGGAACGGGTCGGCGGCGATCTCCAGCACCCGCCAGCGCCGACACGCGGCCCGGATGGCGGCCTCCACGTCCACGATCGGTACCTGGGTGCCGGCGGCGTCCCACAGCTCCACCAGGTCGATATGGGGGCGCTCGGCCACCGTGGCGACGGTCAAGACCGTGGTGTCGCCGTTGAAACTCCCGTCGAAGGCGAGGACCACCTCGGCCCCGTCCGAGATGGAAGCCGACGGGTCGGCCACTGAGGCCCAGGCGCCCGGTGGGAGCCATGCTTCCTCGAGCTGGTCGACGTGCTGGCACAGCCGGGCCCGGCGGAACGATGCCTCGCGCATCTTGGGCGGCAGGCACGCCTGCAGGCCGTCGCGGGCCAGGAAGTCGTCGAGGGCCGGGTTGGCCAGCTCCCAGCAGTGGGCGCAGTCGACGGGGTGGTCCTCGAACCCCGGCGGCGGAATGCTCCCGCCACACCACCAGAGGATCAGTCGGGTGGTCGATGGCGTAGGTGCGGAGGCGGCCGAGCACGGTCTCGGACAGCTCCGGGCCGGGCGTCCCGATGGCCAGCACCATCGACGCCTTCTGCTTCCCGGAGGCCAGCGAGACAACCTCGAACACGTCGGTGTCGACGCGGCCGGCCTCATCCACCAGGGCGAGCGTGTAGTCCAACCCTTCGAGGCGCTTCGGTACCGCCGGCAGGACATGGAAGCTCGATCCCCAGGCGGGGACGGTCATGTGGTCGTGATACAGCTGCACCCGGGCTTCGAGCTCGGGATGGAGCTCCACCATCCGGACGGCGATGCGGAACGTCAGGCCGGCCTGCCGCTCGTCGGTGGCGACCACCACCACCTGGGCGCCGTCAGCGCCCGCCAGCAGCTCATACAGGGCCAGCACGGCGGTAAGGCTGGTCTTGCCTTGGCCTCTGGGCAGCATCCACCCGGCCAGCCGCGGCCGCGGCCTCGAATCCCAGGTGGCGGCGATCAGATCCCGCTGCCAGGGCCGCAGGCGCAGGGGCTTGCGGACCCCATGGCCGCGGGGCACCCGAACGTAGTCGAGGGCGAACCGTGCGACGGCAAGCTCGCGCCGTCTGGAGCCGCGCAGGGGCAGCGGGGAGCCGTCAACGTCGGGCTTGGGGCCGGCCTTCACGGGCCTATCCTGACGCCATGAGCGAAATCAACCCGGCCGTAGTCGCCGGCACCCGCATCGCCGTCGAGTTCCTGAGGGTTTGGACACAGCAGGACCCACTGACCGCAGCCAAAAGCATCGACGCCGTCCTGAGCAACCCGAACGGGCCGGACGTCCATACCATCATCGCCGGCCAGCTCATCGTGGGGAAGCTCCTGGTGGCGATGCTGGCCCAAGCGCGCGGCGCGGTGACGCCAGACGATCTGGGAGTGAAGGCGAGCGAAATCCACCGCGAGCTGTACCGATACCTCTTCGAGTAGCGGCGTCCTCACGCCGTCACCAGGCCCAGGTCGTCGCCGCCGCGGTGTGTAATCGTCGGTTCGCCTGGCGAGGGGTCAAGGGCCAGCGCGGTTGTCAGGATTCGGGCGCTTCGTCGGCCGTTCTCGGCGCGGCAGAGCACCCGCAGCGGCCCCGTCTCCAGCCCGCTGACGGCGACCTCGATGACGTGGTCGGCCACGAGGTCGGCGGAGGGGTGGGCGGGGTGGTCTTCGAGGCCTGGGCACCAGTCGCCGATGGTGGCGCGGTGGTCGGCGACGAGGCGGCGCCGTCGCTCCGTCTCCTGATGGGTGCGCATGTCGGGCCGCTTCGCTGCCTTGGCTCGGGCCACCCGGGAGGTGCACGTGCCGCACCTCGGCTTGCCGCGTACCTGCTTGCCGCAGTCGAGGCAGGGGCGGGTGAGGGTGCGGGTCATTGCCTGCGCCTGCGCTTGCGGTGGGCGGCCTCGGCGGCCTTGACCCTGACCAGCTTGGCGCATGGTGGGCAGCGGTCACCGGGTCCGACGAACCAGGCTCGGCACCCTCGGCAGCGGCCTTGGGCGTGGCCGAGGGTGCCGCCGACGTTGATGTGGTGCTTACCCATGGCGGCGTAGCAGGGTGAGGAGGGTGGCCATGCGTTCGGCTTGGGCGGTTGCCTCCCTCACACCTGCGACGCCGGCGCCGGCGTAGGCGGGTACCCGGACGACGGCGATGTGGTCGAGCTGGGCGCGGGTGCGGGTGACGCGCTGGCGGTCGGCGCTCCAGCGGCTCCCACCCGCCACCTCGGCGAACCCGATCGACAGCCCCAGGGGTACCCCGTCGCGGGCCAGGGCGAGGACCTCGTTGCCGATCATGGTGTCGCTGACGAGCCATTCGCCCCAGGCGGCGTCGGCGCGGTCCTCGATGGTGAGGGTGCGGCCGATGGGGAGGGTGCCGGCGTCGCGGGGGTGGGTGGCGGTGAGGGGCACCCGGGCGGGGTCGGTGCCAGCCAGGGCGCCGCGCTCGAACGTCTCGGTGACGAGCCGGCCCCGGTCGAGCACGCGTGCCTCCCGACCCCATGGGAGGACTGGCCCGACCAGGGTGCGGCCGTCTCCCTCGGCCCGCAGCGCGAGGGAGGTGGTGTAGCTGCGGACGTGCATCATGCGACGGCCCCTGTCTCGGGTGGCGGCGGCTCCCGGTCGTCGATGCCGGCGACGGGTGGGCGGTCCTCAAGCTCCCGCGCCTCGGAGGGCAGCAGCCACCCGGCGCGGATGCCGGACTCGTGGGCCTGGTAGCGGGCCAGGAGGTCGGTGCGGACCAGGGCCCCGGCGTTGAACTTGACGGTGGTCGTCGAGGACAGGAGCCCGCTGATGGCGGTCTCCAGGCGCACCAGCCACGGGGCGAGGCCGAACTGGAGGAAGTCGAGGGCGCGCTGCTCGACGTTCGCGTAGGTGAGGCTCCCACCGGACTCGCCGCCGATCAGCTCGGGTTGGACACCGAAGTAGCGGGCGACGGTGGCCACGTTGGCGCGGGTCGACTCCAGGAACTGGGATTCTTCGGGGTTGACGCTGATGGGCTGGAAGCGGGCGCCGTCGCCGAGGACGGCGATGTCGCGGCGCCCGCCGTGCGAGTGCTTCCACCGTTCCTTCAGCTCGGCGGCGG